GAAAAACCCTGGCTATGCCAGGTAAAAACCTTTGTCACAAAGTTAATACGGCATAGCCCAGGGACCAAAAAATACAGGTCCCCCGTGTCAGCCACCGACACGTGGATTTTGTTGTAAGTACTGGAGAATCTTATAACTCCACATTTGATTATACAGGGTTGTGTCCCTGTTAGTAATCCAGCTATCCTGATGCTGGATCGGCACTAGGTGAAACATAGTACATCACCGGTGCCCCAGTGAAGAAACCAAGGTTGAAATCTTCACCAGCAGCGACGAAACAGAAGAGAGCAACTGGATCGTCATTCTTTGCTTCCACAATAGTATCTACCCTATGATATTTCCTGAAGGTAGTTGTATCAGATGTCCAGTTAGCCTGTTTCCCAGGCGAAAATCTGACATTAAAGTAGTACGGAATCTCAACTTCACAAACTGGATTCTGATCTACTACGGTAGCAAAGGTACCATCCCACGTATGTGGGAGGGCGACGGAGTAAAACCTGTGTCGTGCATTACTATTTGAGTTGTTCTGTACTGGGACACTGGTATTCGTAATCGAATAACCTCCGCCGAAAAGATTGGCAACACGGGTAACCATCATAATCTGTGATTTGACATCGTTGAACCCGTTGACTCTTACATACTTTCGTCGTATACCACCTCTTCTGCAAGTGTAAGCTGCTGTCACATAATTCATCAGCGTGGCTTTGCAATAATTATAGCCACCTACAGCTGATGTATCAACAGCTCCAGGACAATTTCCTCTATAATAAGGAAAATTGCTATTCTTAAGAGTAATCAAAGTTGCACTTGCTGTAGAATCAGGTGGAGTAATAACTGTATGTAGGGTATACCTCTTCAGACATTGTCTAAAAGAAGCAATGGGATCCCCATAATAAACATCTACAAGATGAGATGCTGTGGGGAGCTGGGTTGCCAAAGTCTGATTTACATCAGATTTAATTGGCTCGGACTCGGCCTTAGTCAGGTCTGAATCTGGTTGATTCATAACTTCCTCACCTGACTGAGGCTCAAAAGGTTCCGCCTGAACCTGTGACTGGGCAAGTATAGTGGGAGGAGTTTCTGGATCGAAAAACACATAATTTTCAATATATGCTGAATCTGGATCATAGACTTCAAAATCTTCTCCAACTGAAACAAAAACATTGACCTCAATACCATTTGCGGAGTCATCAGTTGGTGCTGTAAGCTCATTCACTACATAAACTGAAATGACACCATTTGCAAAGGAAGTAGGAGGTGCAAACAATGGTGTACCATCTGTATAAGGTACTGTATCTTGTCCAGGTTGGCGGTGGTTGAGTAGGGCAAGTTCGCTACCCCATCCAATACTAACAGTGAAGTCACGCTCTTTTGCAAGATCAACTACACGCAAATAGTTAGTATTGTACTCATTTGTCGTTGGATAAAATGGTTCGTACACAATTTTAATTCTGCCCTTGTGAAAAGCAGAAGCAACAAATTGAAAACGGTATTTCATTGTGCCCTTCCAACGACGAAAGGGCATTGCTGCAAAACAGCAGGCAGGCATGTGAATTTCTGAATTAAGTTCATTCCATAGAACTGGTGAAACTTCACAATGCCACAAGGGAGTCTCTATAGGTTCACCTAAAGGCCAGGCAAAACTAGTCAGCCACGACTCCCGCATAGCGACTGACAATATATCCATCTCATCAGAATCCCCTAAACCCATCACTCTAGGATCAATAGTCAATTCCTGTTTGACATCAAGAGTAAGTTTTTGAGATGTGTCAGAAACATTTGTATTACACAAATTTCCAATCAATGTGGGTTTGTATGGAACAATTGGTGCAAGTTCAACAGGCCTAGAGTAACCAAAAATAGTGGCAATACCACCGATAGCTCTGGCAGCTAATTCAGTTGCTCTTGCATACATTCCTATAACTGGGGCATTTGAGAGGGCTCCAGCAGCACGAGCTACCATACTCGCAGGGCGTGATACGATTCCCATCCCATATTCATCTTTTGCTTGAGGTACAAAAACCTCTTTCAACTGTGGTGTCAAAGCACCAGGATCTTGACAAGTTGGAATAGATAGGGAAACATCCTCTGCCCATGCGAACACGGATACTGTGATAGGATCTGTGTTGCCATTAGAGTTCTTCAAATTCTGTATTCCATGTATGACCATTGTGCCCATTTCATCCCATTCCATAAGAGGGATATTTAAAGCATTTTTATACCACACAAAAGGCAACTGAATAGTGCCACCCTGACTATAAGTTGGGTCTAAATACACATGTGGTCGTTGGCTGGCAGCGACAACATCTTGTATGAAGAAAGCACGGTCTCTGGTAAACTCATCATGCGTATGCAATGGGATATAAGATGCAATAGCTCTTCCATAATAAAATCCATTACCATTGAGTACAATTCGAACATGTAACTTACACCTCAAAAGGTTAAAGTTTGTAATCCTATTCATAACTCTAGGGTTGGTGAAAAACAAATTCCACGGGTTGAACTTTACAAAGAATAATTGATTTACAGCCCAAGGGTATGCAGCAATCTTTATAGGTCTCGAAAAGAACGATCCAAGATCTGCATCACTAGCATCAGCCATACCAAAGGTAGAATCAGGCATACTATCTACAGTGTAACTCCACTGCGGAGTCTGGTCACTAAAAATGACATTCTGATGTTGTTGGTCTCTAACTTCTTCATTTATTGTTATATTAAATCTATTATTATCATTATTATTATACAAGCTAGTAAGTCTCTATGTACACTTCAATGGGTGACTCAATCCACTGAGCGGGTGATGATTGTTTAGTGTAGCTAACACTTCCCCTAAATAGGGGTACCTCAAAAGTGAGGTACTATACCCTGCAAGCCTAAATTTAGTGTCTAATCATCAAAAATCACTAAACTTGGTTTCCAGTACAGGGCACTCATTTTTAACTTTACGGGCTTATGAGTCAAGCCCGGAGGGATGCTTTTAATGTCTTCCCAAGACAGAGCCCAATTAGGAATATCTATCCTTCCAAGCTTTAAGTCTGTCATCATATGTTTCATGAATGACAGTGCAACCATGTTTGATTCCCGCACGATCTGCGACATCAATCATTTGAGCACGTCGCTTTTCATAAACTTCACGTCCGTGGTTAAACCACTCGCGCAAAGCTCCATCAATGTTTTGCATGGATTGCTGCTCCTTGGTAAGGGCTGAAGATTTTAGGGTGGTATGTAAGCTCTTGAAGATAGAATCTTCTGTAAGAGCTCCCATAATCATACCTGTATCTTCAGAGTAGACATTCTTTCTCTTAAGAAAGTCAGCGTCCTCATCCCTCATGTAGGGCGTGGGCTCTGACTCCTTGTCTGGCATCGTGAATACCATGTCGCGCTCCTGCAGAAATGCAGCCACTGAAATGTGGTTGAATTCTGGGAAATCCTTGTGGACCGAGCTTTTAGCATCATCACCATAAGTGGTGAGAGCACACACCTCTCGAAAAGGTGGTACAACTGCTCGGTTGCGTGTGACATGAAAGTACGCACTGCGAAACAAGAGAGAATTGACAATGGAGTTGATGTAAACAGTCAAATTCTGCCCCGAAGGGTTAGATCCAAAATGTTGGATCAAGTCTCCATTGTATGCCATGAGGGGATAACAAATATCAGTGGCAATTCCTTCCATAATAGTTAAATCACGGTCAGAATAGTTTCCACTGTATTTAGCCATGTCCATCATGATCCTGAAGGCGGCGAACATTACCTGGGCGGGCATGCGTAAATCATACTTGCTGTAATCTCCTGCAAGAATACGATCTTCACCAAATTGCTTTACATGCTTGGCAAGTTGGTCCCATTCGGGACCTTGGGCGTTAATTCCCACAGCACATTCTGATACCAGTGGGAACAATGAAAGCGTGCGAGCAATTGGTAGATAGTACTTGCGAACAACAAGTTGCAAACACATGGGCGCTCCTTGAAACACCCGCACCTTGTCCTTGGTGCGTGGCGTTGGTTCGTCCTTCAGACAGGCTTTAAAAATGGGGTAAGCTCTCTCCCCGGAGGCATAAAGTTCCTCCATTTTATAAGCCTCTTCCCAGAACATCGGGTCCAATTGTGCAGGACACTGATGTGAGGGGTATTCCTCAGGTTCAAGCAAAGTGAGGTAGTTTGATTTTGCACCTGACAATGGATAGCCTACCGAAGTGTTCGGTGGCATCTTGTCAATAAAGCGCATGGCATCAATTCCACACACAGTCTGCATCTCATTGAGAGGTTTGATACTCTCTTTGATCTGAGGAAGCTTGTCGAGAAGTTGGTACAACCCTTGCAAGTAATCCTTACTAGCTTTTTCGAGCAAGGAACCCTCAATTCCACAAGAGGGTTTGACAGAGTATTGCAGCGAACGCTGCCAAGGCCAATTACTTTGAAACTTTGGGGGACCCCACTTCTGAGGAACCCCGCAAACTTCTTCAACATGCTTGGAAATGATTGTGGGGACTACATCTGAGTAGTATGAAGCCCTTCCTTTCACTTGCCCATAATACTTACAATTTGTGCCCTCAGGCATGAAGTTAATGGGGCTTTTAAAGTGAACAGTAGCACTCTCAAAGTACTGGATGCCATATTGTTCCTTAGGCAATGTTCCAGAACTCTTAGCGAGTACCACATTGGGCAACTCATGCAACTTTTCAATTGCAGAGTCCACTTGCTCCTTAAGCAACAACCCACTACAACCTTTCACCTCACCATTTTTTCCACCGAGGTGGAATCCACCTATTAGTGGTCCTTTGGTTTCTGTGATAAGGGGTGCAATGCACAAACCATCAAAAGTGTTAAATTGGAGGCTGTACGTAGCACCAAAGAAATTGGCAGCATATGTAGTAATTTCACCTACCTTCATCATCAGTTTAGATGTAATACATGACCCGTCTTTTTTCTTATAGGTCAATCGGGCGGGTACATCTGCAAATTTCTGTAGTGGGAAGTACTCAGTCAAGTCCTTCCAATCTCCCCCATTGGGAACCCAGACAACTGAAAGATCTGTATCTGGGATATCGACACTGTTTTTCCTATACAAGTAGCACTTGAAATTGCCACCTATCATTGTGGGGTCGTGTCGAGTAAATGTTGCCATCATATCATTGCTCTTCCAAGCATGTTGGGGGATGATAGCAACATTGGATTTGGGAAAAAATGCATCACATTCATAGTTCCGCACAATTTCCCCATGTTTGACTTCCAGTGACATATGACACAAATTAGCTTGAACCATTCCCTCTAAACGATCTGGGGATGTGGTTTTTGACTTTTCTGTACAGGGCATAGGTGAAATTTTAACACCAGCCCATGGATTGACTTCAGTGTCTCTGTGTTCAATGTCAGCCATACATGTTGGGTTAAGGTTACCTTGGGGTGTGGGCGTAACCTTAAATGCCTTGTATACTTGAGCAAGAGCATATAGTGCAGCTATAATAGCACAAGCTCCTGTAATCCATTTGATGTGGCGATCTCTATACATTTTAAATACTGCAGGCATTGCAGAATTATCAGCCACAACTATATCATACATCTTTTGTTTCTCGTACTTAATAACTCCTGCAAGTCCAAACAAAGACAAGGGAATAAGTAAGAGAAAATAATGATGCACGACAGCTGCAAGATACAAGATAAAACCCAGTAGACAGAGATGGTTGGCATAAGCCCTTTTCACTCGTACTGCTATAATATCTGAGTGAGTATGCCAAACAAGATACTTGGCATACGGGTGCTCCAACCAATCTGTCGGTACCCAGTTTGTCCACTTTGTCCAACGTGATGTCTCCAGCCAGTCAAGGCGCTTCAAAAGTTCCTTAACAGCCAGTTGCTCACAATTGTCCAACCAGTAGGACGAAAAACTGGTCCATTTGTTTTCCCATTTCCTAAACCGGGGTATAAGTGCGGCAATCAAGTACTCGCCTACTTGGTCATCGTAGATGTCCCAATCATAACCTCCAGACTCCTCAGATGAGGAATCCACAGAGTCAGGATCTGACATCATTGAAGATGACTCATCTCCACTAGATTCACCAGCGGAAGAATCGTCTTCTGAATGCCATGCATCACACATGCTACAATAGCCAGGTGAACACTCACAATCAACCCTTGGAACAGTGTGCCTATCTTCATATGAACACATACACACATCTGGAGTTGGGAAATGGCAACGTGGACAGAGCTGTATTTGCTTATCCAAATTGTTGCTGTTAGCAACCAGCTCTTTTTGACTTGCAAAGAAAGTCTTTGAATCTCTTCCAACCCAGCGAATAAGTTCAGGCAATCCTATATTATCAAGAGGTCTTCCGCCATCGCGGACTACTTCCCAACCTACAGCTGCCGTTCCTCCCTTCACTTTACTTACAATAGGGAAAGACTTCTCTACACGGATGTTCCAAAAATCAGGAACAATGGGAACTCCAGTTGGATGTAATGCCCTAACTTTATCACCGTTCAACATACCATGAACAGCATATTGTGGTTTAACAGTACACGTGAGTGTAATGCGATCACGGCGGGTGATAGAAGCTGGCTCATTAGAATAAACTGAAGCACAGGTATCCTTGACATTCTTCGTTGTAATAACCACTTTAGGTTCGACTGAAACTTTTCCTTTCATATCAGCCTCTGCCATATTAGCATACATACGAACATTATTTACAAGTTGAATCATCAAGGAGGTGGGTGCACGTTCAACGAACTTTTCCTTGGTATTACCTACATCATCAATCAAAACTCCATTAGTTGAAGATCTGAAATTAGACATGTACTTGTCAGAATCATTAATTGTAACGATACGATCGTCCGAGGCACAGTATCCATTGTGCTTCAAGGTAGTAACCATCAATATATTGGCAATAGACGATTTGCCAACAGCAGTACCACCAAAAACACCAATAGAATATGGTGCCTCTCGCAATCCACCCTGAACACGAGTCTGTCTGAATGAAGCCTGCCATTGTCGAACAGTATCCAATTTTCTTGATAGAATACTCTTCTCTACAGTTCCTTTGCAGGTATTTTTCATAATACTCGCCTTCTCAATACAGCGTGCTAAGAGATCTTCAAAGTCATTCTCGGTGATATTTTCAAATTTCATGAGATTGCCACAACGGGCATATTCATGACATCTCATACACCGGGCAAACATATCCTCGAATTCTTCATTCTCCATATCACCATAAATAAGTGGCTTAATAGATCCACGTTCAAAACAAGCGTATCCGCCTTCAGCGAAATACGTAATCGTCTCAAACACGGCATCAAACAAATCAACCGCTGAAGTGTGTCTGGAGTAAGCAGTAATCGAGAACAAATTCATGCCAGCAATTTTAAAATCAAGATTTGCAGCATTGCACAAGCCTAATGCAAGGCAAATGCTCATGATATGCGAAATCTTCTTGAATCCTTCATTGCGAATAACTAAAGTCCAGTTATCT